ATTCTGGCCCTTTTTCTCCTACGATTGAAGCCCTACCTACAGGTGGTCTACCTCCATTTGCAAATCCAGGAATACCTATAGCTCCTAAGAAAGAATTAACACCAAACTGTAAAAGTGATCTTTGAATTTGTGCAAATACACTACTGGCAACATCTCCAAGAGTTTTCGTACCATTTATCGCACCTTCAATAGCATCTACTAATCCAGTTTCTATAGTTTGACCTATATTTTCAAATAAGTTTTTTACTTTTTGTGCTTCTTCAGCTTCTTCCTTTAAAAGTTGTATTTTTCTAAGTTTTTTTCTTATCTCATCTTCGTCTTTTATAACTCCTTCTTCTTTCATGTCAGCAATTTGTTTTTCTATTTCAAATTCCTCAGAACTCATAGTTAAACTACGCTCCAACATTTCTATTTCCTTATCTAAATTTTTAACTCTAGATTGTTGTATATTTTCTATCATTTTATCGGCTTCTTTCTGTGCATTTTTGGTGTTTATAATAGTTTGCTGTTTAACAATTAAATCATTTACAATTTCTCTAGCTTTTTTTTCATCTTGGTCATTTATTTGACCAAACAAACCTGATCCTTTTGTTTGATTTGTAAGGTTTAAAATAAGTTCTTCTCTACGTTGTGGATTGAGACCTCCAAATTGCTCAGTTAATTTTCTTGTTTTTAATAATGTTTGCAGTTCTCTTCCCTCTGGAGTATCAAGATTTTGACCTTGTACTTCTGCTTGTTTTAGTAAAGTTGCCCGTTCTAAAGTTGAAGTAAGAACTTTTCCTATACCAGAGTTTTGAACAAATAATGCAAATGAAGTTTTCATTAAAGTCATTATCCTTGCAAAGTTATTACCCAACTCTGTCATTCCTTGTCCAAATTTACTTAAAGCGTTTACTCCGTCAGAACCCACAAGATTTATCATTTTTTGTCTTGCTGCCTCAAATGCTGCCTCCTCATCTCCTAAATTTTTAAGTGTTGCTAATTGTTTTTCAAATTCAGTTCCAGTTACCCCTAATGCTGCTGTAAGTGCCTCTACGTTTTTAGTTGCTGGATTGAGTGCCTGTCCTAATTTTCCTGCCTCTATACCAAATTGTTGCAGTGGTGTTGCAATAGAGGTGGCTGCTAAACCTCCTGCAAAACCTCCCATCTGCCCTCCAATTAATGATCCTAGTCCACCTCCAATAAAACCAGCACCACCTACTAATGGTCCTTGCCCAAATAGTAAAGGAAATGCACCAGAAATAATTGCACTTTGTCCAGCAGCAGCAAAACGATTTCCTCCTGTTTTACCTCCACCACCGCCTCCACCACGGGGTTTATTTTGTAAATTAATTCTTCTCTTTTCAACTTCTAAAGCCTGTTTATCTACTTTTATTTGATCTTGTTTTCTTTTTAAAATTTTATTTTCTAGTCCAAGTCTTTGGCCTGTCTTTTTTATTTTTTCCTGCTCATTACGCAATACCGTTTTATTTGCTCTGCCACCTTGAGCTAACTTATTTAACTTTGATATACGCTTCTCAAGATTATTTAGCTGTTTATTAACAGTCCTAGTATTCAGTTTTATATTAACTTCGTAATTAGATGCCACTAATCTCGATAAAACATTACATTCAGTTTAGCGTACCTTACGATATTGAGCCTTCTTTTGTGCATCTTGATATGCTTTTTCTTCTCGCTCACCTTTTAATCTAAAATACGCACTCCAGCCATACATTTCTTCTAAAGTCATGTTCTTTTTTAAATAATCCAATGTTATACCTAAATTTTCTGCAATAAAAAATTGAAGGTATAAATAATTGTCCTTATCAAGTTGTGCTTTTTACGGCATCAGGGCCAACCTCCTCGCCCAACTCTTGCATCTTATTCATAAGTTCCAGTAAAACTGCCAGTGGTATTTCTCTTCTAAGACTAGGTTTATCTCCTTCAGCAAATAGCTTTTGTCCACTTTCATCTTCTGCTTTGTTTATTATTACCTGTAATGCAAAGTCTAAACTACCTTCTTCCTGTCCTTTATTAGTAGCTATTAAAGTAGCATTTATGGTATCTCTATCAGCAATAGTTAAGGGTGTCCAATAAACAGTTAATACTACCTCTCCATTTTTATAAATAGAGTAACTACTTTTAGTGTTTAAACTAAACGCTTGCTTTAGTTTGTCGATTGCTCTTTCTGTTGCCATGCAAAATAAATTAGTACATTCATTTACTATACTACTACTTTATTACTTAAAGCCAACCTTTTTAAACGCTAATGCTATATCTTTGTTAATAAGACCACCTTTTGTATAAATATTGTACCAATTTGGTCCTCCTGTAGCAGTTAAACTAAAATCTTCTCCATGTTTTGCATAAGTAACGGGTTCTCCTTTTAAATTAGGTCTTGTTTGCCCTGGTGCGTTAATAGCAAAGCCAGCATATTTAGCTCTGTTACCAATAAATAAATCTTGATTTAATGTCACATTTGGTACTCTAGGATTTTTTATCTGCCTGGCTGT